GGACACTAAAAAAGGTATTAAACATGATGGTAAATCAAGACCATCTAATGAAACCTATAAAAATGGTTGGAATGAAATATATCTTAATAAAGTATTAAAAGAAGAAGTTGAGATAGGTGCTAATGGCACACAAAAATATGTAATTAAAGAGGGAAAAAATAAAGGTAAAGTATTATGATTGTTCAAGGTGTTGTAGCTTTATGTATGTTTATTAATGGTGAATTAAAAGAACATAGAATACAACCAGCTATGTCTGATTGTTTAAAAGGTAAAAGAGAAGCTAGTAGAGATTTAAAATCCAATATGGAATATAAATGTGGCAAAGTTCAAGCCGAATTAGAAACTAATATAGATGGCAGTAAATCTATTAAAAAGATTATTACTAATAAATAAAATGAACTATAATCCATTACCTATTCAATGTACTGTAAGACCAAGTTGGATTGAGGGTCTTGGTGTATTTGCAACAAAAGAAATTAGAAAAGACACAAACTTAGGTATATCTCATATTGAGTTTGAAGAAGAATTACACAGAACACCATTAGGAGGTTTTTTAAATCATTCTGAAAAACCTAATTGTGTAAGAATAAAAGATGGCAATAAATGGTTCTTAAAAACAACTGAAGATATTATGCCAAATCAAGAACTAACATTAACTTATGTATTGTATAAACCTTAAAAAAAGGAGTAAAACACTATGGGTTTTATTAGAAAAATGTGGAAGAAATATCTTGAATGGTTATTCAAAGACTTTTATAAATAGACTATGTGGATGAATTTAATATCAATGGGTGTCAAAGCTGGTACTCATATATATAAAAACAGACAACAGACTAAAATGCTTATGTCTGATGCAGAAAAAGTTCATGCTGAAAAAATGGCTAGAGGTGAGCTTGAATATAAACAAGCTGTCATGCAAAATAATCAGCAAGGGTGGAAAGATGAATTTGTTTTGCTTTTAGTTTCTGCACCTGTGATGTTATTAATATGGTCTATCTTTAGTGAAGATCCTGAGATTATGATTAAGGTAGATTTATTCTTTGATAAATTTAATAATATGCCTTTTTGGTATCAAGCATTATTCATTGGTGTAGTATCTGCCATCTATGGATTAAAGGGTGCAGATATTATTAAACGAAAGTAATGTCCGACACATCTAAGGAAATTATCGTAGAGTATAAGGATCAAGTCAGATTACTTAGAGAAGAAGTAGCTGAACTTCAAGACGCAGGAAAAACTAAAGACGCTGCCAACAAAAGGTGTTTACAAAAACTTGAGAACACTAATGAAGATTTAGAAAGAGCTACTAAAAAAGTAAAAGAATTAGAAGAAAAATTAAAAGATATAAAAGATACAAATAAACAACTATTGGAACACCCATGAAAGTAGCATTGATAATGATTATGTGTAGTCAAGTCGCTGGTGAATGTATGAAACCACATTTACTTAGTCACCATGATACTTTTTATGATTGTCTGATAGCTGGTTATGAAGAAGCTAAAAACAAAACAGAAGAACTAGGTAGATCAGAAGTTTCAAAGAATGAAATTGTAGTAAAATTTAAATGTTATTATGATAGTAATGAACCTGAGAAAAAAATGGCATAATGTTTTGTATTGTTTATCTAAAAGATGACCAATGGAAAATCTTTACAAATGAAGTTTGGGGTAGTAGAAAGGAAGCTGAAGATTATGGTAAACGAAATAAATTTAAAAAGTCTTTTCAATGGAAAGTCCTTGAATATGACAGAAAGTATCATGTATGACACAATTATCTAAACACTTCTCACTACAAGAGATGATTAACTCAGGCACAGCTTCAAGACTAGGCTTGGATAACACACCTAATGAAGAACAAATAGAAAACTTAAAAGCTCTTTGTGAAAACATATTAGAACCTTTAAGAGAGTATTATGAGTCAAGACCCATAATGATTACTTCAGGATTTCGTAGTCCTCAGCTTTCAAAAGCTATAGGATCTTCAGAAAATTCACAACATTGTAAAGGCGAAGCTGTTGATTTTGAAATACCAGGTTTTGATAATAGACAAGTTGCTGCACATATTAAAAACAACTTTGACTTTGACCAGCTCATTAGCGAATACTATGAAGATGGTATTCTTGATAGTGGTTGGATTCATGTTAGTTTTAAAAGAGATGGTAGTAATAGAAAACAATCTCTAACTAAAAATAAAGGTGAGAGTTATAAGATATGGCAATAAACAAAGCTAAAATGAAATGCAACTCACCTAAAAGACAAATATCAGGTGGTAAGAAGTTTGTTGTTAAAGCATGTAAAGATGGTAAAGAAAAGATTATTAGATTTGGTGATGCTAATATGAAGATTAGAAAATCAAATCCCAATGCAAGAAAATCATTTAGAGCAAGACACAGATGTGATACTGCTAATGATAAATTTAGTGCAAGATATTGGTCTTGCAAAAACTGGTAAACAATAGGAGAAAACTATGCCAATGGTAGGAAAGAAAAAGTTTGCATATACTAAAGCAGGTAAAAAAGCTGCTAAAAAATATGCCAAGAAAAAAAATAAAGGTAAAAAATAATGGCAATTAAAAAAGGTTATCACAGAACTAAGTCAGGCAAGATTGCAAAGAAAGGACTTTGGTATAATGTTAATCAAAGAAAGAAAAAAGGTACTAGCAGATCAAAAGCCAAAAGTACAATAAGTGCCAAAGCATACAGAAATTCTTAGGCGTAGTTCTCTTATAGAACTGGGGTGATGGTGGGCAAAAAGAAAACNTGGAATAAATCTAAATTAAATATGAAATGTGGTGAATGCCATATTTGTAAGAAAGAACACTATTCTGAGATAGGTGGTTGGATTATAAATGCTGAAAAGAAATTATTTTGCGAAACTCATACAGAGGGTAAAGAGAGTTGCTTTGATGAGTATATAAAAAGAAAAACTATTCCTTTTAATGATTGGTAAATACTAGGTAGCAATCAGGGGAATACTGCATACAGCATTGATTGCCACCAAGCATTAACCTTGCCAAAACTTCTTAGCGTCTTCTAAATAATCAGGATCTAAATCATTTTTCCAAAAGAAATGACTAAAATCAGGTTGAATATAATCCTTAATTACTTTAGGATTGTCTGAAATTTTCAAAAGATTTTGTCTAACTTTACACTTCTGTTTAAAAGACTCTAACCTAGACATCATACTTTCAGGTTGTAAAGTTTCGCAGTTGTCCTTATGAAAAACTTTGAAAGTATCTTCATTAATATAACAAACATAAATAGGTAAGCCAGTAGCATAATAGTAAAAATCTACTTGAGTCTGATTGGTTTCCGGTAAAGTTTCAGGTAGCTTAGTTGTTAGCCAAGACCTTGTTCCATCTTTCTTTGGTCTTCCTCTTCTAGGAAACTTACATTTATCCTCAATAATCATTTTACCTTTTAAGTCTGCATAACCATGAACAGGTATATTAATACCCTCAAAGATTTTAAAGCATTCTATTTCAGGTTTGCATTCATCATATCCTGGAATACTTTGATGTGCTGCATGACCATTAGCAATCATCTTCTCAACTATAGTAGAAAAATGATTAAAAGCATCAAGCTCTTTAGGATCAGGTATTAAAGTATTTAGTTTATTATTGACCGGTGTAAACATTATATTCTTTTTTAAAAGTTTCATAATCTCTACCTAAACTCTCAACCATTTTCATAGTTCTATATTCTTTAGGAAAGTTTGTAGCTTTCTCATATTTTTGAACTTGTTGAAAGGTTACATTAATAGATTGAGCTACTTGACTTTGACTTTTGTTTGCTCTTCTTCTTGCATCTCTTAATGCTTTACCTAGTCTTTGATAGAATTGTTTTTCGCTTTCGTTAAATTGTTCCTTTTCCATGTTTCCTTTCATTAAAGACAAAGATACCCTAACCCTAAAACACAACTTTTAACTGTAAACTAGAACTATGTGCTTATTCTAGTTTGTTTCTGTTTTAACTCCATGATCTTTTCAGCAACTTGTGGAAGTCTAGCTTTGTTTTTTAAATATAAAGTTTTATATTTATACATTCTCTGCACTAGCTTCTCCTCCCTTGCTTGTAGATCCTTGAGTTGTTTTGGTTCTACTGTCATTGTTTATATCGCTTGTCGGTTTTATTTTCGCACTAAGGAAACGCTGACTTGCGATATTTACTTTTGCGTCATCTTTAGGCGATTTCTGATTGTGTGCTTTTTGTGTAGCTTCTTCTATTGTAGCACCATCAAAAATTTCTTTAAATTCAACATTCATTTCTATTAAACTTGTTTTTTCAACTTTAATCATAATAGTTTTCTTGAAGTTTTCTTTTATTAATATTGTATTTATTGATTAGTTTTATAGCTAAATCGTACTTACCTTTTTCTCTACACTTCTTTAAGATTGATAATATTTTAAAAGTCTTATTAGTCGTTGAGTTCAATGTTCCTCCTGTAACCATTTAGCTTTTTAAGTTCGTTTCTTTTTACTAATCTATCTACCAATACAGTTATAGAATTTTTAGATCTATAATTTAAACCATCCGTCATTTCTTGAAATGTTGGATAGTATTTGTTCTTTTTGACATATTTTCTAATAAAATTCAATAGTTTTAACATTACTGGTGTCATAGGTACTTTATTTGTCATTTTCCATTTCCTTTATTTTTAATCTTCTATTTAATTCGTTATAACCATTAACATCATCGTAAGTATCTTTTTTATATGTTGGGTTACTAATTGTTCTCCAAATCTTAACAAACTGCATAAAGCAACCAAAAATATTGTTAGGAACTCTTACTTTATATCCATTATGTGCAGCTAAAATACCCTCCAGAATACCTTTCATAGCAAAAGAAGTGTTATCAAAACTTCCATACTGAGCTTGTTTATCGTTTAATAATTTTTCTAATTCTTTAGTTAATTTATTTAAGTGTGTAATTTTATCTGACATTGTTTCCTTTTTTATCTTTGCAGTAATAAAGAAAAACTCTATTACCTTTATAAGTTATTGTGCTTTTTTCTGTACTCAATACGGCTACTTTTTTTATTGCTTCATTACAAAATACCTTTGGAGCAGTAACTGATAGTGTTGCTTCAGCTACTGATCCATTAACAAGGTGCATTATGATGACTATTACATTCATTAGAATGATAATTTTTCTTCCTTATTAGGTGCTTTAACACCAGGTTCGTTGGCATAACCTGAAATATTTGGTTTATCAGATTTATCATTTAACCAACCTACAAGAGCTTTCTTACCACCAATTTCTACATCAGTTATATCTCCTGTAAATTTACCCTCATCACCTTTAAATAAAACTCCTACTTGTTTAAACAATCTAATAAATTTAGTATTGCCATCTTTTGAAGTTCCTTTACTAGCTAGGATAGTTCCTTTAACTCCATTAGCTAATTTCATATTACCTGAAAAATCTATTTTAACAGACATTTCATGGTTGGGATCATAAGGAAATAATACCCAATCTTTTTCTTTACCAGTTTTTTGCATTTTGTCCTCCGTTGGTTTTTATGCTTTTCTGTTTACTTTTAAATGACTCCTTGATTGTGTCATTTTCCTTTTCCCAATCTGAATAAAGTTTATTCAACTTTGTCTCTGTCGTTTGTTGATTGATTTTATCTTTGATTGAAACTTGTGATTTGCTTTGACCTTGACTTAATAAAGCAACTGTTAATTCATCTGCACTTGCATATTCTGAACCATGTAATCCGAATGCAGCTAAACATCTTCCTAAAGCTGAACTAGCACAATTCTCAACTGCACTTGTTTTATTTATAA